AATGGAGAGATCTTTAACTATTTTGATCTAATAAAAAAATATACAGAATTTAAACCCAAGACCACATGTGACACAGAATTACTAGCATGGGGATTGGATCACTATGGTGAAAAATTTGTTGAGTATATTGATAGTATGCACGCCTTTGCTTATTATGATACTCAAACAAGACAACTGATATTAAGTCGAGACCACGCCGGAGTCAAACCTTTGTACTATGCCGAGACAGCAGAAGGATTAATATTTGGTTCTGAAATAAAAGGCATGCTGGATCGAGTGCCTAACTCTAGAAAGATAGATCAGTTGGCAATCAGTTGTATGAGTCTCACAGGTATTAATGCCACTAGAAACACATTCTTTTCCAACATAAAACAACTGATGCCAGGAGAAACAATCATATACGACTGCACAAATAAAAGAATAAAATCATCAGAAAGAATCTATATCACTCCTAGATCTAATTCTTCTTTTGATCCTGCAGAGTTTAGAGACAAAGTTAAAAAGACTGTGCAGATGTGCAGCATAGGACGAAGACAGATGGGGGTATTCCTCAGCGGAGGATTAGACAGCGGTGTGATTGCTTATGAGATGATGCAGCTACACGGAAACGTGAATACATTTACTAATCGAATGAACCCTAATATTATAACAGACGAAGATCATAACAGCGATGCTGCTTGTGCAAAAATATTAGCCGAAAAAGAAAAGTTTAATCATACAGAAGTTGTGATTACTCCTGGAGATGTTATTGCAGCATGGGATAACAGTATCTACTTCATGGAGCAGCCTGTATATAATCCTAGCATGAGCATGTACTATCATACCAATTGTAAATTATCTGAAGCAGGTACAATCATAACCATGGCAGGAGATATGGGCGATGAGATATTAGGGGGATATCCAAAGTATTGGAAGATGAAAGATGAAAAATTTAATTCGTGGAGCAGCATAATAGACAAGTGGTTGCAAAGAATAAAAAAACCACTAGTGGTAGGAGTACCAACTCTGCCAGCGCCTGTATTGAGAGACGAATTAATAAAATTATATCCTGATACTTTATGGAATCCAGCAGATCCGGTAGCATCTTATATGGCTCTTGATTGTGTGGCACAAGCACCAAACGAATTCTTTGCTAGAAATGACAAGTATGGCATGGCAGTTGGTATGGAAGGTCGCTTTCCTTTAACCACAAAAATGTTTATGCAATACTGTCTAAACATACCAACTAGTAATAAAATAGGAAAAGATAAACACGAGACTAAACTATTAACCAAACTTGCCTACAAAGGATTACTGCCAGATGCTATAATCAATAAAACAAAAACTGGGTGGACTGTGCCAATTGGACAGTGGTTAACTATGGGTACTAATAAAAACCTAAAAAACTTTTATATAAACAGCATGGGAGAAAAATCCACATTAAATCGAGTTACAGTGAGTCAAAAAGCAGGCAAAGCACTGGTTCCTGCATGGATAATGCAAGACTGGATAAAAAAATATCAAATGACTTATTAAATTAAATAGAATATGAAGATCAAAGTAATCACTTCGTACAAGCCAGGCACATGGGGAGAATATTCCGGCAGAGGAATACAAAGTATAGCAGACCAGTGGCCGAAAGAAGTAGATTTAATAGTTTACCTTGAAGAATCCAAGCCCGATTATGATCATCCTAGAATACAGTGGATAGACCTTAATGCTGCTGAACCAACTCTTGTTAATTTTAAAAATAAACATAAGAATGATCCCGTAGCTTGTGGAGAATTGCAAGAAATATTGGGAGGAGTTAGAAGATCTGCAGCACTAGAAAAGCAAGGAGGATTAGATAAAAATAAAGGATCTTATCTATGGGATGCTGTTAGATTTAGCAATAAAGTTTTTTGTGTGGTTAATGCTATTAAAAATTCTAAAGAATACGATTATATTATTTGGGTAGATGCTGATACATTTACGTTTAGACCTATCCCAATAGAATTTCTTGAGAATCTTTTACCCAAAAAAACCATGGTTACATATCTAGGCAGAGAAAGAGTCGCACTTAACGATGGAGGCAAATATCCAGAATGTGGTTTTGTCGGATATAATTTGCAACATCCTAACATACAAGAATTTATTGCAGAATGGGAAAAATTATACATCAGCGATGAACTCTTTAAATTGCTAGAATGGCATGATAGTTTTGTATTTTGGCAGTTGGTAAAACAGTTTCAAAAAAAATACAACATCTCAGTGAATGATATAGGTTATGCTAAAAATGTAAAAGGACATCATGTTTTTGTTAACAGTGAATTAGGTCTTTACATGGATCATATGAAAGGCAAAAGAAAAAAATTAGGCAGCAGTGCTAAAAACGATTTAAGACCTCCCATGAAAGATTCTCCAGCAAATATACAGGAAATTGATTATTGGAAAAAGGCTCCTCCTGTATTAAAATGAAAATATCTATATTTCCACAATTTGGTAGTTTAAATTCTAAACCTGTATTTGATGCGTTGATTAGACATTTAAAAGAAAAAAATGAAAAAATATATATCAACGAGGATCGAGATTGCGATGTGGCAATAATCTGGTCTGTGTTATGGGCCGGGCGAATGGCAAAAAATTTATCAATATGGGAAAAGTTTAGAGCAAATAATAAACCAGTAGTGGTACTTGAAGTGGGAGGACTAAAGCGTAATCTTACATGGAAAATAGGAATTAATGGGATCAATAGAGATGCAGATTTTGCAAACCAGGAGTTTGATAGCAATAGATGGCCCCTTTTTAATTTAGAGATGCAACCATGGAGAAAAGACGGTGAGCACGTAATAATATGTGGACAACATGATAATAGTCAGCAGTGGGCAGGCAAGCCGTTGATGTCAACATGGATAGTGAAACAGATTGAAGAAATTAGAAAATACACAGATAGAGAAATTATAGTAAGACCACATCCTAGAAATCTTTTTCAAATAGATTGTAAACAATTTAAAAATGTAAAATTAATAGTGCCAAAATATGATAACAAAACCTACGATGATACAGACTATAAAAAAATATTAAAAGATGCATGGGCAGTTGTTAATTATTCCTCTAATCCAGGTATAGAATCTGTTTTGAACGGCAAGCCTGTTTTTGTGAGCGAGTCAAGCCTGTGTTATGAAATTGGTAACAATGATCTATCAAAAATTGAAAATCCAAATATGCCGGATAGACAAAATTGGGCTAATAAATTATCTTATACAGAATGGACCACACAAGAAATTAGAGATGGGTTGCCATGGCAAAGAATTAGAAAAAGATTGGAAGAAAAATACATCAAATCATGAAAAATATAAAATATAATCATAATCGAGAGATACCACCTATAGAATGGCAACCATACACAGGAGAGACCGTTGTGGTAAAAACTATAATACGTGGAGGTAAAAAAATACAAGAAACCGCTTTCTATGAAGATAAAGTTAAAGCAGTGCCGCAAGGTAATGCTTACGTTATTGGTAATGGTCCGTCTAGAAAAGAGTTTGATCTTACTCTCCTTAAAAATACAGGACAGATATATGGATGTAACGCTCTATATAGAGATTTTGATCCTACTTTCCTATTCATGGTAGACAGTAAAATGAGCAAAGCTATTATAGATGACCACGTTTATGAAAAATGCGTGTGTTACGCTCCTTCATTGGAAGTTAATCGTTCTGGAGGAAAATTAAATCTTATACCCAACAGTCCTCACTGGGTGTCTGGATCTTCTGCTATGTGGACGGCATGTGTGCATGGTCATAAAAATATCTATCTTATTGGTTTTGATTTTCGAGAATATGGGCAAGGACAGCTTAATAATATCTATCAAGATACACCTTGTTATGGGGAAAGGAACAGTGATACCGTATTTGAAGGATGGCTCAGCCAGTTCCGAACATTAATAAAACAAAGACCCTATTGTCAATTTACTGTGGTGCATGATAATCCTCCAAATTTTTTGAATCATTTGCAGACAGGCACAGATTTAAAAAATACTAGATTGATGACTTATGAGGAATTTACAAAGAAAGTCCTAAACCAATAAATTTAAATCTTGGTCTAAAACTATAGAATATACTGTTGTGATTGCCACTGTCTTTTTTTAATCCCATTTGGTATAGGTGAATCATCTCATGGGCTAGTGTTTCTATAAAATCTCTTTTGGTATTATATTTTTTTAACATTTCTAACTCAAATCTGTTAGGATTTTTGTCTGGATAAGCACACACTTGCCCCATTGCTTGCTTCAACCATTTTTTGATTATAATTTTGTCAAAATTAGGCAATTGGTTATCAAACACTGCCCCATTGATGTAACGAAACCACAGATCTATAGCACGTCTACTGGTAAGATACGGACCCCGATTATTGAGTGTTTCCACTTGTATCTTACGTCTTAATTTTAATGCTCTTTTTCTTCTCATAAAAGCTCCAACACTGTTGACTTTTTCGTCCTTTGTGCTATACTGTAATTATCTTAAAAATGACAAACTCAACCACACCGCTTCGTAAGCTAGAATCCATGGAGTCCGCAATTAGAATTTTAGCCTATAATACTGGCGGTATTTTTCAGAATTCCGGAGTGCATGACAAAGATTTTAAAACCATACAGAGTCTTGCAGATGCTCCTTATGCTTGGACAGAAAAACAAGGAAATTTAGCCACAATGTTTCTTAAGAGATATAAAACACTGCTAGATAAATTTGGGTTTGATACCGATGAATTAATAAACAGCCCACACTATGATCAACCTTTCCGGGTGATTAATTTTGAAAAAAGTATAGATACCTACATTGCTGAGGATGGTAAAGAAATATTAGAGATGCGATTTCCGTATAATGAAAAAATTATAGCATTGATAAGATGTCTTAAAAAGAAGACACAAGAATTGGTTCCCATGTTGTATGACGGCGAGACTAAAAAATGGACCATGAATTATACCGATACCGTGTGTTATTATGCTTCGCTGATTGCTGTGAGGTACGATTTTAAAATACTGAAAACAAAAATACTAAATGATTACGAGGAAATTAAACAAGAAAAGAAACAGTACCGTCCTATTATAGCCGATATAGAAGATAACTCTATAAAATTAATTAATGCTCCAATTTCTTTAAATGAGTATTGGCAAGAACATTGCCAATCTTTATTGTATCTCAAACAAAGAGATCGACTGAAACAGCTTAATTTACATTACATAAGAAACAATGCCAGACCTGCTGCTACATTATCTGAACGTATAGCTTTCTCAATGAATAAAAATTTATTTGTAGATCGTAAACTCTATGACAAAAAAACGCTGCTCGAAGCAATTATAGAGCTAGATGATTTTCCTGCTCTATGTCCATATGGAGGAAGCATATACACCTTAGATGAAATTCTTGATTTTCAAAATTGGCTGGAAGCATTTGACTCTGTGGGTATAAGCAAGGAACATATTGCGTTTGGCTTTGACTTTGATCGTCCTATAAATGTAGAAGATAGCAACGACACTGATCAAATCCCTACGCCGGATCTTATATATGGAGAAAATACTTCTAAGGAAGAACGATTAAAAATGCACAAGAGATGGGAAGAAATATATCACCTCAGTACCTCTAATCGTAAAATTATGCCAGCAACTAAAATTATATTTGTTAGAAATAAGATACCAAGAACACTGCTGAAATCTGGTTTAAAACCAAAATTAGCATTTATGTTACAGGATAATCCCAACTGGCCCGTGTCGACCAGTACGCTAGACAAGTTGGTTGAAAGTTTGCCGAAAAGATTGTATTATATGAGTCAACTGCCCTCGGGTAATGTACAATCTATATGAGCTCATGCAAACTGGTAATCAAAGACGAGGTAAACGTTAAATTTGAAAATCTTTCTTTAGAACACAGAAAATCCCTCAGTAATAAATTCAAATTTGAGATACCTTATGCTCGACATCTACCAGCAGTGAAACTGGGTAGGTGGGATGGCAAAGTCAGTTTCTTTGGATTGGGTGGCAACACCTATCTGGCTCTGGTGGGAGAAATACTACCCATCTTGGAAAATGCAGGAGTGTATGTGGAATTAGAAGATCAACGAACACCACGCAATTTTGAATTTAAATTAATAGATGAAAATTATCTATCTGATATCAACTGGCCCGGGAATCATCCTTGTGCTGGACAAGCTATAACTCTAAGAGATTATCAAGTGGAAACCATAAACAAATTTCTAGAGAATCCTCAATGTATTCAAGAGATTGCCACAGGAGCAGGCAAAACGATTGTCACTGCGGCTCTGTGTAGATTAGTTGAAAATTACGGACGTACTTTAACTATTGTGCCAAATAAAAGTCTTGTTACACAAACAGAAGAAGATTTTTTGGCTTGTAATCTGGACGTAGGAGTATACTATGGAGACCGAAAAGAATTAGGCAGACATAACACAATTGCTACTTGGCAATCATTAAACATACTGGAAAAGAAAAGCCGTGATGATGAAACCACAGCTTTCCTTGAAGCCATAGAAAATATTAATACTGTTATAGTGGATGAGGTGCATATGGCCAAGGCCGACGTGTTAAAAAGAATGCTCACTGGCCCATTTGCTCGATGCGGCATACGTTGGGGACTTACAGGCACAGTACCAAAAGCAGATTATGAATTTTATGGATTAAGATGCAGCATAGGAGAAGTAACCAACAAGATAGCAGCTAAAGAACTACAAGCCAAAGGAGTATTGGCCAACTGTAATGTAAATGTTCTACAAACCCAAGACCACCCGGAATTTAAAAATTATCAAGAAGAATTAAAATGGTTAACCACTGATGAAACCCGAATGTCATGGATCGCAAAAACCATTGCAGACATTGCAACCACAGGCAATACAATGATTCTAGTGGATAGAATATCTGCTGGCGAATTGTTAGAAAAGAAAATACCAGATAGTGTGTTTATATCTGGGTCTACAAAAAATACTGAAAGAAAAGAACACTATGATGAAGTTTCTACGGCACAGCACAAAGTTATTATTGCTACCTATGGTGTGGCTGCTGTGGGAATAAACATACCTAGGATCTTTAATTTGGTATTAATAGAACCTGGTAAGAGCTTCGTGCGTGTGATACAGAGCATCGGTAGAGGCATTAGAAAAGCAGAAGATAAAGATCACGTTAACATTTGGGATATAACTTCCAGTTGTAAATTTGCAAAAAGACATCTTGGACAAAGAAAAAAGTTTTACAAAGAGGCCAATTATCCGTATAATATAGAAAAGATAGATTATGAAAATCCTTACATTAGAAAATAAGACCTATATATTAGAAAAGATTCCAGAATATGTAGACGACAAATTGAGATTTGCAGTATTAGATAATTCAAATCCAGCCGATCCGGATTATTTCTTTATACCATTAATATTCCTAGAATCGTTTAATGCTCCAGCAGCAGTGTTACAGATAGGACAGTATAAGATTAAAATGCCACTGGATTGGAAGATGATTATAGGAGATCCAGAGCAGGGAGAATTACATGTGTTACCATTGACCAGTCTGAATGATCGAGGATTTAGAGCATTTATGTTCAATCCTATAACAGATTCTAAACCTACATTTGCAGATGTGGATATCGTGGACATATATCAAGAGGTCAAATGGTATTTCCCTAAAATTAAATCAGGTCAGATATTAGCAGTACCTCTTACAGATGATGATAATCCACCGTGTGCGTATTTCGTCAAAGATATATCTAGGCAGTCAGAATTTATGGATTACGGGTCAGTATGGTAAAAATAGCAGATTGGCATTGGCCGGTAGACAACGATAATTTAATACCTATAGGTAAAGAATATCAAAAAAAATACAGAGATGCTATACTTAAATTTCTTAAAGATAATAATTGTAAATTTAGAAACTGTTGTGACGTTGGTGCTCACACTGGTATTTGGAGTATCGATTTTATTGAACATTTCAAGTGGGTATACGCATTTGAACCAATTAAAGAATTAAGATCGTGTTATGAAAAAAATATTACTAAAAAAAATTATACCTTATATCCATTTGGTTTAGGAAATTCAAACGAAGATATTTTATTTTTATATAATCCAGAAAATAGTGGAGGCACTCAAGTTAATTCTCAGGGAAATTACAAAGCATCAATAAAAAGATTAGACGAGTTATCGCTACAAAATATAGATTATATTAAAATAGATGCAGAAGCATACGAATTAGAAATATTAAAAGGAGCAACAAAATTATTAACAGAACAATCTCCAATTATTCATTTAGAAATGAAACTAGATACTTTGTCTAGATTTAATCTAAGCAAAAATGATATTAGACAATGGTTAGCTAATTTTAATTATAAACAAGCATTAAAAATAGCTAACGAATTTGTATTCATAAAAAGTGAACAATAGTTTATGATAAAAAGAAAAGATAATGTTGTCAAGATGAAAGCGCCGGTATTAATGATCCCAGACGAGCATGATCAAGAAATACCTGTGTTAATGAATCGACATTATATCGACTGGATCATGGCTCATGCCAAGAAAAAGAAATTAAGCATACAAGGTTATCAATTAAACGGTAAGAACATAGAGATAACTTTCAAGAATCCTAAACATGCATCAATATTTGCTTTAACGTGGAAAGAAGATGAGTGAAAAGAAAAAATTTTTTGAATTAAGGAATGGCATGAAAGCCATAGACTTTCGTAATAAAGATTATTATGATAGGATTGATGATCATGAGAGATCTTTGTATAGTCCTTACATGATCATGCGTTATGCGTCTGCTGTTTCGGGAGAAAGATTTTTCCAAGAGCACTACGTAGAAATGATCAACGAATTTGTTAACAAACATCTGTTTACATTAAGCAGCAAACATAAAAAACTCTGTTGGCAGTTAACTTCCATGTGTGGAGGATTAAAACAGCAATTTCATCCATGGATCAAACCCATGAAGAATACCCCAAATAAATCTTTGCAAACTCTTATGGATATCTATCCAAATACTAAACAATCAGATCTTGAAATACTGGATAAAATCATAACCGACAGCGAACTAGAACAACTGCTAGAGGATCATGGAAAGCAATCTTAATACTTGTACGTTTTGTGGCAAGAGTTTTACAAAAGAGAGAACTCTTCAAGTGCATGTGTGTGAGCCTAAGCGTCGACATCTGCAAAAAAGTGAGAAGTGGGTGCAGAATGCTTTCTTAGTATTTCAAAGATTTTATGAGGTACATCAGAATAATAATAAACCAAAAAGTTACGAAGATTTCTGCAAGAGTGCTTATTATAATGCTTTTGTAAAGTTTGGTAGATATATTATGCATATCAATCCGTTATATCCTGAAAAATATATTGATTATGTAATACGCTCAAGAATTAAATTAGACCATTGGGCTCGAGATGATCTTTACGAGGCTTATCTCATAGACTCGCTTAAGACTGAACCTGTGGAAGCAGCACTTCAAAGAAGTATACAAACTATGATGGATTGGGCAGAAGAACAAAATGTACAATGGGCAGATTATTTTCGTTTGGTTAATACTCCTCGAGCAGTTCAACATATACAAACTGGAAAATTATCTCCATGGTTGGTGCTTG